TCCACGTCCAGCCAAGTCGCCGATCATACTGGCGGAGGGGAATCATGTGCCCCTCGGTCGCTGCCCGCTGTGGGTCGGCCCGGCTGTATTCAGTGAAATTCTCGAAGCCGTTCGACACGCCGACACGGTACTCTACGTCGGGCTGGTCAGTGTAGCTTACCAAACTACCCCACATGTCTGCGGTCAGTTCGGTATTAAGCGCACCTAAAACGGCGTTCATCTGGGCGACGATGGCCGCGTATGTCGTGCCATCCTCTAACTGAAAATTCTTTAGTGCGGTTGCGTCCCAGCCTGTTAGTAAAACGAGGCTGGAAAGGTCACGCGGTCCTATTGACATTGTTTAACTCCTATAATCTGTCAACCAGGTTATTAGCCTCGTTAGCTCAGACTGACAATTTTGATGTTGACAAAGATAATCGCGGCGGTTTCTGCCCAGCCGACTATCGTTGTTTTGGTTCCGGCGGTCTGGCTCATTTCGCCCACCGTGTCACTGACGTAAACCAACCCGCCTATGGTCATGCCCGTTACACAGATTATCGGGCCGAAAACCACCACGTCAATCCTATCGCCAACCACCCCCCCTTGAACGGCGATGCCGTGGCAAAATGAGAGAGTGGCGTCGGAGGCGTCGGAGGCGTCAATAAAGCCATCAGCCGACATTGTAACCGGCGTTCCGGCGACGACGGTCGAGCCGCAAGTATAGCGACGGGTGATTGACCCTGTTAGTGGCTTGATATGTTCAGCCACCGTGTCCATTGTTAGTGCCATATTTTAAAACTCCTACCTGGCGTATTGTGCTTTTAGGGCCTCGAATGTTACACCGAAGCGGGCGGCCTCTTCCCTGATTTCGGCATCACTTTTTTGCGCCGTTGGTGTGGTACTGTTCACACCTTGCCCGGCATCGGTGGCAGTGATCGCCGCCGGTCTGGGTATCACGGCCAGGATAGTCCTGGCGTCTGCCTCGATTTCCTCTTCCGTTTCACCTCGGAGCCGGTCCATTAGCTCTGCCGGGAGCGCCAGCTTTGCGCCGATTCTTGCTTTTACGCCTGATAATTCGGCGGCTTTGGCGCGGGCTTCAGCGGCCTGGGCTTTGGACATTTCAAGTTCGTAAAGCTCCTTGAACTTGCCCTGTTCCTCTGCGGCTTTACGGGCGGCCTCTTCGTTGGCTTTCTCTGCCTCTGTTTTGGCCTTGCGATGCCCAGCGCTTTCCTGGCGTAAATCTCCGATTAGCTTCTGTGCCCATTTGGGCAGCTTGTCAACCGAATCCAGGTCGGTTGATGTGGTCGGGGCGGGCGTCGCATCCGGTGCGACGGGCGCGGGGTCTGGCGTTGGGTCTACCGCCGGGGTAGTTACTTCGTCTGCCATCGGTATGGCTCCTTTCGGCGTCAAGCCTGTCCTGAGCCCTGTCGAAGGGCCGGGGAATAGAAAAAGGCCAGCACTATTAAAGTGCTGGCCTTGTGGTTACTCATTGGCCCAACCCGTCAAGGATTGGGCGAGTGGTCTAAGACCGACCGGCGGGGGTTGCCCACGCGGTTATTCAATTTGCCGGGATTTCACTACCATTCAGTAAGCTCGGCTCCCGGCGGGCCTAATTAACATCACCTGGAAAGGTCTTACGAGCCACCGCAATGACTCAGCCACTTGCAAGGATTATATCACAAATACCTTGTATATGTCAACTAGGTTTTTGTTTTAGATGGTCTCGAAAGTCGCTGGTTGAATTCATCCATCAGGTTGTGTTCATCCAGTATCCTACCTGCGACAACTGAATGAATCAAATAAGCTCTCATGCGTTCTTCGGTCCCTCTTGGCTCATCCGGCCCATCGCCAAATCCGAGCTTACTCAACCCTAATTCTTTTATCAACTGGTCACACTCGCCATCACCATGCTCCTGGTTAAACTCCCAAAGGATTTTAGATATTTCTTGCTCGGCAAGTTTTGAGCGTTCTATAAGGTCTAACTGTGCCTTGATTCTATCAATTGCGTCTTTGGTTTCCATCATCCCTCCAACCTCCCAACCTCCCTACATTGTACCCCCTTCTCCGTAAATTGTACAATCACCAGTTGATGCCTTTGAGCTCGCATCTTGCGTAGACGACGAATTAGGCCGGCCTCATCGGGGGTCAATCCGACCATTAGGGTGATATAGTCACACATGGGCGCGGGGTCAGTTAGGTAGGCTTCTCTAGGTTCGCTCATAGCGCCTTTCAATCGGCCTGACATACAGCCTCAGTAATCTGAACTGAGCGTACCACCGGCGGGTAGGTAGGAAGAGCAACGTCAGCCACCGACCCGAATCGCGTTTAAGTCAGGCAGGACGCCGAAAAGACTTAATACCCACAAAACCAGAATAACCACAACGACGATGTTTAGTAGGGTCTTGATATTTGGAGCCATAGGTACATATTTATTGACTGCCCACATTATCACCCCAATTGCGGCAATTATGATTATCACCGAGATTAAAGTCATTTTACTAGCTCCTCTTATTGATTGCTTAGATTGCCATTTTGGTTTATTGCCGGTTGCCCACTCATTACCACCGGCGGCGGGATGTCCGGTTTGGCCGCTTCCTTCATCGCCTTCATTTCCGTTATCTGATCTTCGGTGTACCCCAATTCTCGCCAACGCTGTTCCACGGGCACCTCTCCCGCCGTGAACTTCTTTTCCAGCGCCTCGAAGCGCGCCATGTCGTTGGCAGTTTCGGCGGGTTGCCAATTAAGCACGAGGTCGCCGGGCAAATCCTGGCGGGTTTTGAGTTTGTGCAATTTGCGAGCCATATTGAACGCACGTCGCCAGCTGCCGGTAAAGGCAACCTGTTTATCCTTGACCTGGTTGACAAGTGACCCTTCCATAATTTGCAGGGCTACACCGCTGGGGGGCTGTTGCGAGCGGTCGAATAGGAAGAACGGCCAGCCCTTGACCAGCGCCAGAATTTGCACCCATGATAGAATACCAGCCTGAAACATCTTGATCAGGTCTGCTGACTCTATCCTGCCCGCTGCACCCCCTTGCCCCAAAGCGATACCCGTCTTTGGGGCAAATCCTGGGATAATTGCCTGCCCTGTTGCCGCGTCGATTGGAAAGTTAGCATTGACAAACCATAACAGCGGGAAAGCGTAGAAGTCGGTAGCCACATCGAAGGTACTGAGGCCGTGGTTAAGCACTTCCTGAAGGTTTATCACATCGGCTAACTCACTGCCACCGGGGTTCTCGAATGGAATAACCGGGATACCAAGCGGCTGCCCGCTAAACATACCATTGTCAGTCCACGGCTGCGGATTGGGTAGACCCTGCGGATTATCCGCGTCCCTGAGTTCGGCGGGTGTGAGGAAGCGCCAGCCACCGGGCACGCTGCCATCGGCCTCAAAGCGCTCAATCTGGCCGGGTCGGTAAATGGTAAGGCGTCTTTTCCCGGTTTCGCCAAGTACCAATGGATTCCATACCGTCCATCGCTTGGAGGCGAAAAGTAGCCGGTTGTTATTATCATAGTGGAAACGAATGAGGCCGGTTTCACCGTCATAGATAAGATTTGGCGTGAAAGTTGGCCGGGCTTGCAGGTCATCCCAGCCGACAATTAGGGCCACAGACGAATCGCGTAAGCTGGCTTCATAGACATCCTTTTGCAGCGTGTTAATATCCGCTTCGCCAGTGTCGTCATTGGCCGCCGTCCACCAGACGGTAACAGCATCAGCATAGGGCTGTGAGGCGTTATCGGCTGCGGCGATGCCATCGGGTTGGAGTTCTAGCCGGTCTTTGGGGATGGCCACCGTGCGCTTGCAGATGTTACCCAGGCTCTCGACCGCCTGAACAAGATATTCCTTTTGGCGGTCGGTTAATAGGACGCCTTGCTCTCCCTCAAAAAAGGCGCGGTAGGTTTGAATTTAGTCCTCTTCGTCCTCCTGAGCGGCCATGGCTGCCCGGAGATAGGACAGGCGGAGTTGAATACTTAAGTCTACTGGCATTTAATCACCTTCAATACTCCCTACTAGCATAGCGTTTCCCCCCTTGCTGCTCGTGTCCATAATTAAAGACGATGGGCGGTTTGCGCCCATCGTCGGCATAAGCGCATGCGTAGCGTATATTGTCCATTCCGTGATCGTCTGCCTTGACCGGCTGCTCTCTCTGGGTATCAGCCCAAATATAGCCATCAAATTCCTGCTCTGTGGCATAGGGCCGGTGTTCCAATTTTAGCGACTGGTCAACTTCTACCAGGCTATTCTTGAAAATGAATAATCGCGGGCGGCCATCGGATTGCTTTTTGAGCCTGTCCTGAACCTTGCCGATGCCCCACAAAACATCCTTTTCGGCGCCAATGTTGGGGATACCGTTCTCGGCCAGCGTTTGCCGGTCCTCGGCGTCGTGGTCACAAATGGTCTGTTCGATACGCTCCCCTTCGGACAGTGATTTGATCTGCCTGCTATGGGTGGCGACGGTGCGCCCGGTCATATAGATTTGGCGGTAGAGATACATTCTGCCATCCGGGTCAACAGTGTACCAGTTGCAAACCAGCGGACGAGCGAGGCCAAAGTCAATGACGCGAAAGCGCCGCCAATCGCCGCCGATGGGGATGGGGTCTATCAGGTGAACCGCCGGGTCATAGTCAGTGTAAATCTGCCCCTCCGCGCTGACCCATTGCCCAAGACGCAAGCGGGAATGACGGAGGCCGGTTAAGTTGTCGAGTATGGCCAGAGTGATCTTGCCGCGTTCGGTTATCGCGCCGGTGGCCGGGTCGAACAGCGTCGGGTTATCTTCGTGGCGAGAATGGAGCAGGGTTAGCTTACCCTCATTGGCGCGCTCTAAAATCCAGTGAGTTCGCGAGCCGGGGTTGCAGTCACCCAGGATTTGACTATAAGGAGCATTTCCGGCGCGGCCCGTAGCCCGCGTGGTGAGCGTTTCCCAATCCTCTAATTGCAATTCCTCAGCCTGATTGACGTAGATAAAATCACGCTCGGAAGATAGAACTTTGCCGGGCTTGTCCAGCCCACCGATCCAGAGCCGGGAGCCGTTAGGGTAATCGTAGAATTGAGGCTTTTCGCCGCCGTAACTGGTGATCGGGCCTTTTTCTCCCAGGCTATCGCCAAGTACCTTTTTCTCCCACGTCTGAATACAAGAGCCGGGCATGTCGCTATACTGTTTGCGTACCATCACAGCCTGAGCTTTGGGATATTTCCAGAGTAGAAGGTTTAGCTTTTCGAGCGCGCCGTGGGTTTTGCCGGTCTCGGCTGGGCCAGCGAGGATGCACTCATGCGCCTTGCAGAGCCAGAGGTCGGCAACGGCACCGAAGGGCTGATAGGCTTCGACATCGGAATCGGCGGGCGCTTCGACAATGCTATAGGTCATCAATGCTCACACCTCTAACCACCTTGACTATAAACGGCTTGTCATCACTTTCGCCGGGGCTAACAAATTTCCCATGTATCTTTAACACGTTTAGTATCGCGCTCTGGGCGTCGTGTAGCTCAATCCTGGCCTTGTAATGAACCTTGCCAGCCTTGTCCTCGTAAACGTCCGAGGTAAGTGCCTTGACTAGCCTGGCCTTTGGGTGACCCTCCAAATCGGCTAACACCTGCACTCCGCCGAAGTCGCCGAGGCTGCCCCGCGCTTGCTCGGATAGGAGGATCAAGGCTTCATCGGCTGACATTATTAACTCGGCTATGCGGGCGTCAATCTCCGCTTTAATGCTAACATCTGCCAACAGTCGCGGGCCGATGACATTGGCTTTGCCGTTGTAACCGGCGCGGCGGGCGGCCTCAGAACTATTCCAGCATTTGAGATATTCGTTGACAAAGACGGTTTGCTTGGTATTCATTCTACCCGTTCACCCGGCGCGGGGTTTGGCCGCCAGCGTCAACAAAGCGTTGGAGTGTGACGCTGCAATAGCCGGGGTCGATTTCGATGGCGCGACATCGGCGGTCTAGTTGCTCGCAGGCTATTAGGGTTGTGCCGGAGCCAAGGAAGGGGTCAATAGCAATATCTCCGGGCTTGCTCAACTGGCTTATATGCCGGTCGAATAACGCCAAAGGTTTCGAGGTTGCATGGTCGTAACTTCTACCGCCCT